CGACTTCGTGACCCATCAACAGGTCATACAGGTCGCCTGACATATCTTGCCAAATAGGGCAGTATAGTACACGATTTTTTGGATCGAATGCTGCGGTAGGAATTTTCTGGTGCTGAATCGTAAGATTCTCCGTTGCTAGTAACTTAGCAAGGGCAGATTTTTGATTTTGAATGTTGCTCATTTGATATCCTATCAACTATTGAACTAACATTGTATCTGGTATGACGAGGTTTGTCAAGTCACGTGGATAGTAATTTGATAACGCATCTTTCAATACTTCTATGCCGTATGTATCTATTGCATTTCTGATATCGAACATAGCAAATTGATAACCCATCTCATCGGTATCAATTAAGTCTTGTAATTTTGACATCTCTTCTCCTAATCAATCAATATACACATTGTCTCATAGGATAAGAGGTTTGTCAAGACTTAAAATTTGTTACTAATTTCATACCATAATCATTAGTTCCTTTAGGTAATACGATGTCTTTTTTGTAACGAAGTTCATTCTTCTTAAATGGTGAGTAGTCAACATAATGGTGCCAACGATTGAATCTCCACACCATACGTGCGACATCAGGGTGCATTCTTACCAGCATCTCAGATTTGTTTCTAGTACCTTCTGCATTGATATAACCTTTTACCCATGCATTCTTTTCAAGACCTTCTTTGTGATAGAACTCTTCAGTATTACCACCCTTGACAGTTTGTGTTGCTGATTTGCCCTGTAGAAAGGCATTGAACTGTATAGTACAATCACCATCTTTCAATACACGCAGACAGATATCAGTATCTTCATTGTAACGACCACGCCAACGATGCTTACAATCATTAGATATTAATAGTGTGGAATATATCCTAGTGTTCTTTACATACGGTGGATACTTTTGATTTGGTGCAATAAAGAATCGATACTGAAAACCAGAGATGGGTACATTCTCAAAGCGATCAACAAAATCTTCTGCTGCTTTAAATATACAACCAGACTCTACACGGATACGTTGATTCTGTTGTAGTCTATAGAAGTCTGCAATATTATCATCAAGTACCCAATGCTTCTCAGCACCGATAGATATAGAATGGTCCCATGCAAAGTTTCTAGCACGACCAGGACCATCACCATGATTACTAAATGGTGCTTCAATCAGAGTAACATAGTCTCTGATCTTGAACTTATCCAATGCTGCTTCATACGGTTCCACATCTTGAGGTTCAATAATAATGTAGTGAGGCACTTTCATTCTCGATAGTGACCTAGAGGTAATCATAGAGTCTGCACGACCCTTTGACACAATATAAACTGGATGTATTGGATTAGTCATTAAAAAAACTTTCTAAACTAGATTGATTGCCTGACTTGTAAATTCTTTTGTAATGTTTCACGTTCTTCATAATTCCATTGTCCTCATACATTGTAATGCCTAGAGGAAACTTTTTAAGGATATATTGTAATGCCTCATAGTGTTCTTTTGTTTGGAAATAATCTTTAGGCATCTCTTCAAACAGACCTTCCCAGATTGGTCTTTTGTTTTTGAGTTCTTCAGTGGCACTCTTGTTCACATACAGAAACTCATTCGACATTCTAGTATTGATTCCATTAGACAAGCACTCAAATAGAAATAATAAATCTTCAGCAACACGGATAGAAGTATCCATATCATCTACTATTTTAGATATCTTTTTTCCATCAAAAAACAAATAACCAAATACACCTTTTGTATCTGTGTATTCTGTATCAGCGGGTGGTACCATTCCATCTGATAGTCCGACGATACCTATATCCTCTTCATCTAACCATTTGGAAGCAGTGTCAAACAACCGTAAGATTTCTTCAGACGTTGCTTTTCTTTTGGATGTTTCCATGTCAGAATTATTTGTGAAATATTTTTGATTTCTTTTATACACCAATAGATCGTCATCAATCATGGCATACTTAATAGTGCCAGCATGTTGATGTATAAACTTTCTTGTTTGTGCTAGTTGTGTCCATTGTCCAATAATTTCTTTTGGCAATTCCAGATACTCACATGGATAATTATACATGAAACGTTCTGTAGGATCAACTACCATAACAACTTTATCCTGCAATTCTTTTGGCAAATCATCAAAGGTAAATTGCTTATCTGCACGACGAATTGTAGGTATGAAAATCTTTTCGATCACTCTTCAATCCATCTCTTCAAAGAATTCTCATCACGATTCAATTTAGGATGCCATATAGATTTAGTTTTCTCTGTTAGATTCTGATCAATCAATTTGGCAAACTGTTCATAATCTTCTTGATTTCTAAAACTGATAATGATTCTTTTGTATGGTTCATTTTTCTCTTGCTCAAATGATGGCATACCTACCCAATGTTTTTTCCATTCTTTATTGTCAACATCCATACCACCATCTTCGCTGTCTGTATCATCGCCACCATCACCGAAGAAACGATTCAATGTTGGTGGTTGATGTTCTTCAGTCAATAACTCCATACAATTTTCATATGTGCCAGACTCTTTTATTTCTTTATCACTCATGATTTCTTTGCCTTCCTAACAATTGTCTTGATAGTTTTCTTTTGTTTCTTACGTGCCATTTGTAGTGCTACCGGTTTAACATGTTGAGTAAACTTAATTCCATTTAGATGGTCTAGTTCATGTAGAAAACATTGAGCACTTACACCATCAAGTCTACCTTCTTTAACTATACCATACTCATCCATATATTCTACATCAATCCAATCTGGTCTGTCAACATTAAAAAACAATCCAGGGAAAGAAAGACAACCTTCTCTATTCTTTGCCAGAGTTTCTGATTGACGAACTACTTTTGGATTTAGGCAAACAAGTTGAAACTCATCTGTACCTATAACAAACATTCTTTCCGACACACCGCATTGATTGGCAGATAGACCAACACCACCATATAGTTTCATGGTCATCTTCAATCGTTTTGCTAATGTTACCAAAGATGGATTAGGAAAACCACGATCATATTCTGGCATTACTGTAAGCAACATTGGATAATCTTCACCATATAATGGCAACGGATCAAGTTTTTCTGTTGTCTGTATGCCTGCTGCTGTATCAATCGTTAGTATCTCACTCATTTTACTATCCTCGAAAAGTTCTTTACTTTCTCAAACCGAATGGTATTAATAAATTTATCTTGAAGTATATCACCTTTATGACTAATCACAAACAGATTTACACCTTCAAGACCATGTAGAATCTTCATCAGTTCTTCGGTACCTGTATTATCTAAACTTGAATCGAACACTTCATCAAGTATCAACAGATTGGTATTAGAAGAGTTCTTTAGTTTCGCTACTGCTCTCCATGTCAACATCAATGCCATATCAATACGCTGCTTCTCACCCTCTGAGAAGTTGTGATAACTAAAGTCATCACGATGGCGTGACTTGATTGTTTCTTTGAACGACTCATCAAGATTAAAGTTGACAAAGAAATCTAATGATGCCAAATACTTGTTGACCAATTTGTTTATGATTGGTAAATATTGTTTGATGATCTTAGTCTTGATACCAGAATCACGAAGCAAAGATGCCGCAGTATCTTGGTAAGATTTCTCATCAATCAAGTTTCTTAATTGTGTTTCAGTTGTTACTACTTGCTCACTCAACACTACCAACTCATTGGCATCAGCAGTCTCTTCGGCAGTATTTAGGTCTGTAATTTGTTTTTCAAGTTTCGCAATCGCAGATTCTAATCCAGTTTTACCAGTTTGTTTGGCAGCAAGTTCAACTCGTGTTGTGTGTAATGTCTGTTCATCGGAACGCAGTTGAACTAATATAGATTCGTGCTCTGCTATCTTTCCTTGCAGTTCTGTTAGACCACTAGCAAGTTCCTGTTGTTTTGATAGTAGTTCGCCCATGTGCCTTTCTTTAGACTCCAAGGTAATGGCTTGCCTACAGGTTGGGCAATCAGCATTGTGTTCATAGAACTCTCTATCTGTTCCCACTTGGGATATCTTGCTTTCAATTTTTGATTCAACTTTTTTAAACGCAGCAATCTTCTTTTCATTTTCAGGAATTTTCGAGCAGATTTCGGTATATGTTTCTTTCTTTCGCTCCAGATTGTCAATCTCTCCACATAAGGTGAGTAAGGTTTCTCTGCAACTTTGTATCTCTTCCTCATATTCTTTTACCTTTGCTTCTTTATCTTCGTTGAGTTTATTTTGATGCTCTTTCTTCAACTCATATCGTTGCTTCAGTAATTCAATCTCACCTTTTTTGAGGATAGTATTCTCTTTGTTGACACTCAATCTTTCTTTGACCAAACTATTCATGGTAGAAAAGATTTGAATGTCTAACAAGTCCTCAATGATAGCACGGCGATCTGATGCTGACAACTGCATGAATGGTACAAATGATGCTGAACCAAGTATGACAATCTGCGTGAATGATTTATAGTTTAGTTTGACAATAAATCTTTCCAGATAATCTTGATAGTCACGAACGGATGCATCTTGATTGAGTAGGACTCCGTCTTGATATATCTCAAAGATGTTTGGTTTGATACCACGAACGATCTTGTACTGCTTACTGCCAATATCAAACTCGACTTCGACCACACAATCTTTGCCATTGATTGAGTTAAGTAGGTTAGGTTTGTTTACGTTTCGAAATGGTTTACCAAACAACGAAAAGCACAGAGCATCCAACATCGTGGACTTACCTGAACCATTTGTACCAACAATCAAAGTATTGGTGTTACTGTTTAGTTTTATTTCTGTAAAGTGGTTGCCCGTTGAAAGAAGATTCTTCCAACGGAGTGTTTTGAATATTATCATTCAGTCTCAGTATTAAGTGCTTCAACATAAAGTTCACGCATTAGACCTTTAAGTTTATCACTTTCTACATTCAATGTCAAGTTATCAATGTATTTGGAAAGAATCGTCATCGTATCTTCCGCTTGATCAATCAGGTCTTGATCGACCTCAATATTCAAATCGGTAAAATCTTCGACGATAGAAATGTCAGCAGCACCTGCCTTGTATAGATTGTCTATCACAATGTCAAATAGAAATGGATTAATTTTGTTTACTACCACAACTTTGACATATGATCCTTCGTAGATGGAATAATCAAATGTTCTATACTGTTCTGCCATGTTTTCTAAGGCATCATCGTAGTTTAATTTATAGAACATACGATATGGATTCTCTACGAATTCCATTTCACGGGTGTGAGTATCAAAGATGTGGAATCCTTTAGGATCTTTGTAGTCTGACCAAGTTATTTCACCTGGTGTACCAACGTAGAAGATGTGGCCATCATTAGACTTATGATGAAAATGTCCTGACAGAACCACATCATATTTGGATAGTTGAGACTTGCTTATACCACCATCACAAACAACACCACGTTCCATTTCAAACCCTGCA